ACGCAATATCGATTACGTGGAACTCGAAGTCCTTGCCGCTGTATCTCGGGGAATTTCTGCTCCGCTTGATATTTCCGAATGGAGGGTTGCTAATCGCACTGTCGAAGTGCCCCAGACCCATCTCCAGAACATCAAAGATGTCGGCATGAATCCATTCTACTTCTGGCAGCAGTTTCTTCCCAACCTCCAGATAATCGGCATTACGTTCAACACATGTGATTTGCGGCTTGCTATCGTTGAATTGGCTGCGTTGCCAGATAGCGTAAGACAGCATTCCAATCCCGGCGCAGAGGTCGATGACGCGACCGCCACCGGCATCTATCGCAAAATCAAACGCCATGTCGAATGGCGTGAAGAAAGCACCTGCTGCGCCATTCACGTGGTTCGCGCCTTCGTTCCAGTTTCTGTAGACAAACTCCTTATCGTCTTCCGACAGCCGCTCTTTCTGTAGGATGGCGACTGCTTGAGTATGGGCCTGAGCCTGCGCCCTTGTGAGCTTATCCATTAAGCCACCCTCCCTAGTAAGTCCTGATTGTCGTTTGCGGCCACATACTTGCCAGCCTCATTGCCCCACGATGACCATCCCGGCCAAGCTTGACGTGCGAACAGTTCGAGATACGGGCCGTCGACAAGCCGCTCGATGCGGTCATACTGTTCGTCAGGCTTGCGGCTATGCTCACGCCGCGGTGCTTTGATCAGCGAACGAACGCCTTTGCTAAGACGGCGCGGCTTACCTCGCTTGAATAGATGGCAAATTTCAACTTCCTGTCGCGTCCAATAGCCCATACCCATCCGGCCCTTGTCCCAGACAAAAGCCACGCTGACGGGACGGAATCCCCACGATGTAGCAACATCGAAGGCTTCACGCTGCAGGTGTGAAACGGTCCACATGAACAGCAAACAATCGCGGGCGCATACCTGTTCGACAGGTAGCGCCTTGATATCGTCGAGCGACATCACGCTGTAAGGCTGGCGACCTCGCGCGGGTGCGACGTTCTTTTTGCTGTAGGTTCTAAATGCCCATGGCGGGTCCGCAAGGACGCAGCCGAAAGGCCCGCTCGGTAGCGGTTCATTCATCCTCATCTCCTCGTGTTTCGTGTTGGTAACCCGCCAGTTGGTGGCTGGCGGGAGGGTTGGTTATAGGCTGGGTGCGCCGCCTTGCTGCACTACAGCAATCGGGCGGGTTAGGTCGGGAAACCAGTCGTCGTAGGTGGCGACGTTCATCCGTCCATCAGCCGCCGAGTTATAGCCACAAGGGCATTCGTACTCTTCACTGATGTAAAGGCCGACGCCGACGTCAACGCATTCTGCCTCAGCCGTGCCGCCGCACTCCGGACACTTCATGAATTGGTCGCCGTAGTTGCTCACAACACCTTCTCCATACAGGCGCGCATAACCCCGCGCAGTTCATAGAAGTTGCGTGCTTCGTCGATGGCATTCAGAAGGTACTCGCGGTCCACTTGTTTCCTTGCCTCGTCCAGCCCCATCCCTTGCTCTCGCAAGCGTTTGATGCGCGGCACATAATCCGCGGGGTCTAGCTTCGCCATCACCGCGCCACTCGTTCATCCCAAACCTTGAACCCCGGCACCTGACGCATACCGGCGCGAACGGTTTCTTCGGCCATGGACTGCACCAGTTCCTTGAACCGCTCTGGCGCGCGGCCATAAGCCCAATCCAAAGCCTTGCCTTCATCTTCCAACTTGCAGTGCCATATCGTGCGCAGCCCCGTTCCGGTGGTTGCTGACCGGTCTTCGCGCCTTGCCCATCGGTCGGCTTTCTTGGCCTCGGCAAGTAGCTCTTCGGCCTTTTCGCGTTCTTCAAGGTTGCCTGCGCTGGCGCGGATAGCTTCCTGCGCTTCACGCGCAATGCGGTCAGCCTCATCGCGGGCGGCTCGCGCGGCGTCTTCTTTCTCGGCAACGAGCTTGTTGCGCCATGGCGTCAGCAAGGTTTGCAACGTCTCTTTGCCGAGGACGACCTTGCCTTTGACAGACTTCGTATTGCCGATCAGCTTGTTGTAGCGGTCCTGTATCTCCGCCTTCGCATCGTCGTGGGGTTTGGCCTCGTCCTTGCGTGCCTCATCGGCGCGCTTCCCTGCCTCATGCAGCTTGTCGTGCAGGTCTGTGATGGCGTCCGCCAAGCCCTGATTGTCTATAGCCTCGCCGTCTGCGAAATTCTTCGCTTCATCGAACAGGTCTTCGATTTCCTGTTTGATTTCCTCATAGGCTGAAAGCGGCGGTCTATTGTGGCCAATAGGCGCCGCATTATACGGGTCGTAGTTCTCTGTCATCCTCATCTCCTCGTGTTTTTGGTGGTTGGTATTGCTGCGAAAAGCGGCGGTAGGTAAGTTAACATGCCTCGCGGCGCATCCCGTTAATGGGGTGTCAAAAAAACTATTCAGCGGCTTCACTAATGGCCATTTGCAAATTGCTTCGATAAGCCAAATACTCTTCATGTGTCTTATCTCGTTTACTGCAATTGCAAGATGGGCATAATATTTGCAGGTTACTTGGCCAACTACTACCGCCACGGGCAATAGGAGTGATGTGATCGACGTGATATATTTCTGATGTGTCGACCCCGCAGTAAACACATTGAAATTGCTGGCTTCCGTGGATCAATTCGATGTCTTCGTCGGTAAACTCGCCCTCCGCGCCAGCCTCCCTGTAGCGGCGCAATGATAACTTTGCGCGCCAGCGATCACGATTTTCATTGATCCATTCCCGCACCCTATCATTTGTTTTCTTTTTATATTCTTCGTTTATAGCCCATAGGACGCGACGATACATGTTAACAGACTCGCGATGGTCTGGGTCTTCCCGTTGTTTGGCGGCATATATACGATTTGCTTCGTTTTTCTGCTTCACCCACTCTGGATTATTTTTGCGTTTCTCAGCCATGTACTGACGATTTCGAACGCGATGCTTTTCCAGCTCTTCAGGGTTTTCCCTTCGCTTACGGGTTCGTTCGGCTTCACAGTCCTTGCAGTGCAGTAACGGAATTCGAACGCCCTTTCGGTTCTTGCGCGTCCCAAAGCGCTCATTTGGTTTCCATTCGTTGCACCTATTGCAAGACCTACCGTTAGTCAGGCCAGTTTTTTGGTCGATATCCTTCGTCATATGCCCTCATTAACAAAGCAACATGCTTGGGAATTGATTTCGGGTTTGTCTCGCGCTCTATTTCTGACACTTGTACAGGATGCGACCATTCAAGGACGGTCGCCAACTGTGCTTGCGTAAGGCCAAGCCTCTTTCTAATGGCGCGGAATTCATGGTTTTCCATGGTTATACCTATATAATGAATTTTCCTTAGTTTGTCAAGTGCATTATAAGGAATATTCATTATTTTTTGGTTAGAACGGCACGGCGTCCATATCTTCAATCTCACGCATCCAACTTGGTTCATTGCTATTGTCGGCTAGCGGCTTATTGTCATTGCCGCTCGCTTGTTCGTGATCACGCGCCCCAACCTTATGATCTACAATTTCCCAATACTTCCCGGACGGGCGGACCGATATCTCAGCCGCAGGCAACAACTCATTCTGCCGTTCCATGAATTCTAAGACAGTCTTGGGGAAAGGACGCTGTCCGCCAAACTTAATCCAAAGACGATCGCACTTGCTCTTTGCGAATCCGGTATGTTGTGGGCAAACCCATTCACGCAATGATGTCAGGCCGGCCATATAGGTGATGCGCACCGATGGCGGTTTTTCGCCTTTGCCTTCGTGGTAGTCAAATCGCCTACTTGTTACAACGCGCCATGTAGCTTCGTCCTTCGACAACATCGGCACGTCTTCGGCCTGCGCAGATATCTTCGGTGTTTCATCAACCGGGAATTCGTATCCGCAGTCAGGACAGGTGTGCAGCGAGGCATGTATCAACGAGCCGCAGCCGCCAGCGTCTTGTGGACACTGCTTCACAGGCGCCTCCCCATCGCCTTTCTTCATTCCGGGCGGCGTGACCGCATCGATAGGACCATGCTTGCGAACGACGCCAGCGAAGTCCAGAAAAAGGCAGTTCTCCTTGCCGGGATAAAGACGCAGACCACGGCCAGCCATCTGGACATAAAGGCCGGCTGATAAGGTTGGGCGGCAGAATGCGACCAGATCGATGATCGGCAGGTTCGTGCCGGTTGTCAGTACCGAGTTATTCGTCAAGGCGCGGATCTTGCCAGCCTTAAAGTCAGCCAGAATCCGGTCGCGTTCTCCGGTCGGGGTGTCGCCGGTTACTGTTTCACAGCTAAATCCCCGGCCCCGTATTTCGTCCCGCATATGCCGGGCATGTTCAACCCCGCTGCAAAAGCAGAGCCAAGCTTTACGCTCCGCACCCAACGCTGTGCCGTATGTGACGATCTCGTCGACCACCGAAGCAGTGATGTCGTCCTTGTCGATAGCCGCCTGCAGCGCGTTCTGCTTGTAATCGCCGCCCTGTTTACCGACGCCCGACAGGTCGAATGCGGTTGCCATGCCTTTTGATATCGGGCGGCAGAGATAGCCTCCATCGATCATCTCGCCAATCGGCTTTTCAAAGCAGATGTCGTCGAAAAGCGCGCCGTCACCTTCCGTCAAAAGCCCCTCGCCTAAGCGATAAGGCGTGGCTGTGAGACCGACCAGCTTCAGGTCAGGGTTGATGGCGCGCAGGCCCTCGATCAGCTTGCCGTATTGTGTTTCCGAATTGCGCGGCATGAGGTGTGCTTCATCGACCAAGACAACGTCGATATGGCCGATCCGCTCCGCCTTGTTTGCGATGGTCTGCACACCGCCGAAGACTATCTGCGCCTTCGCATCCCGCCTGCCTACCCCTGCCGAAAAGATACCAGCAGGCGCGAAAGGCCAAATGTTCAGGAGCTCCTGGTAATTCGACAGGATCAGCTCGCGAACATGCGTCACGACAAGCACGCGCATGTCGGGCCAGCCTTCAATCAGTTCCTTGCAGATCGTGCCTAGCACGAGGCTCTTGCCACCGCCGGTCGGCAATACGATAAGAGGGGAGCCGGGTTGTTCGCGCCAATAGTCGTATAGGCCGTCAACCGAGGCGCGTTGATAATCGCGTAAGGTTAGCATTGAATGGACCTCAAACTTCAACCGAGTGATTATATTGCTGGTGTTTCTGCCATCGGAGCCGCTTTAGCGGCGTGCTTCGCGTGGATGTCTGCAAAGCAATCAAAGCGACAGGCAGACGCAGTATTGGGCGACGTGGAGCCAAGTTTTGGCGCGTATCAGAACCCGCCAGATGAGTATTCAGAGCAAGCTTCATTGAGCATTGAGATTGTCAATCACAATAAGAGGCCACTGCTCATTGAAGAGCTCTCATTCGAATACCCTCCGTCGGTGATCATCTTCTCCGATTCAGAGACGTTACGAGGTGTCATTGAGTCTATTTTTGATGCCATGAAGGACGGTCCGCGCACCAAACGATTTGAAATTCCACTTCGCTTAAGAGGACGTGGGACAAATGAGCAATCGAGCTTACTAACGATACCGATGCGATGTAGCTGGAAGATCGGCGAAGAACGGGCACCGATCAACTTCTACGTCAGAGTTCGATACCGGCAGGAAGGCGATCGCGATACGGAAGATGCATACATTGGCGTGCAAATACTGCCTCCGAAAATCATTTAACCACCCACCTCTCCCCTCACCCCATCCACCCAAATCTCACCCGTCGCCAGCCGATATGTGACCGTCTCCGCAACCTCGTCCGCATCGATCTGCTCGCCATTTATCAGCCCCGGCAGGTAGAGATGCGCCGGGCAGCCGTCGCGCTGCTCGTCGATCGACAATGGCTTGTTCCAGCGAGCGCATGACATGTGGCAATCACCGCCGTGCTCAGGCTGGACGTGAAGGCAAGTGCGGCAGTTGACGCGCGGTTGCACACCTTCGTGGCAAACGCCACGGTGTTTGCAGAACGTGCAGCCGAAGAACTCCGGGTCTTCGCTAATCCGGCTGGGCGGCTCGTCCGAAAACACGATGCGTTCGCAGCGTGCCAGCAGCCGAAGGCAGAATTCGACGTCGTATTCAATGCGCTCGGCATAAAGCGTATCGGTGTTCTTGCACGACGCCAGATACAAGCAGCGCGTCAGTCCAAAAGCCTGCATTCCAAGCTGGCACTGGGCGTAGTGAAGTGGCTTAGCCTTCTGGCAGCCGCGCTTCTGAAGTTCCTTGATGCCCTTCTCGTTGCTCGATTTGAATTCCAGCAGGTGTTCAGTCTTCGGCGCTTCTGGCACACCCATTGCTTTGCCGTCGCACTTGCCGCGCACAAAACCCGACACCAGCCTGATTTTGTCCTGCTGTCCGTAGACGTCGACGCCGATGCGTTCGAGGTCGGCGACCAATCGATCTTCCTCGATATTGCCAGTGGCAAACAGGCGAAGCTGGCGGCCCGAATGAACCTCGTGCGCCGACACCCAGCGGAAGCCATACCACAGGGCTCTATCACATTCCGTGCCCGCCTCGCCCACGCTGATGCCCCACGAGTCCCAGGACTTAGCCTGGGCCTCGTAAGCAGCGTAGATGGCGCGGACGGTACTGGATTCGGCTTTTGGGAGGGGAGCCATTAGGATTCCCCGCCTTCCTGCAGATGATCCACCCACTGCTGTGCCAATTCCTGCGTGCTAAAGGCACCAGAGACGATACGTGAACGCATTCCCTCCGAAGTTGGGTATGTCTCGATGACGCGATATGGACGCGCCGTGTCTGGCGATACCTGCTTCATGACCATGAAGATGCTATTCATACCGGGTAGTCCTCCACGGTATGGCCGAGGTGCTCCAAAATGTGCCGGTAAACGTCATCTTCTTGGTAAGACACACCATCGTAACAGTGGGCGCTTGGCTGCAAATCCAGCACAAGCAGCCCATCGATATAAACGCGTGCGCCTTCGGCCCATGACGGGCCGCAGGTTTCGCAATCGTGGGTGTCGCCAAGCCACTCAATGCTGATTTTCACGTGATCACCTCCAACTCGCGCAACAGGCATTTGACGAACGGCATCAAGCTGGACGCCTCATGGATTTCGACTTCGTATTCGCCATCTTCTGAAAGCACGATTTCGGTCACGCCTTCATGGCGCAGCGCATATTCAATGGCGTTGAAGATCGCGGTTTCGGGGAGCCGTTTTTCGGGCGCAGATTTCATGGATAGCTCCTGATCTCAGTGACCAGGGATCGGAGCTTTTGGACGGCATCCGTTTGGCTGTTAGCACCAAGTATCTGCCACAACTGATCCAGCGCGGCTGTCGCCGTTTGCGCAGCTCGACTGTCGGAAGTGTAGCCTTGCGCCCAATGCGGGCGAAGGCGCTCTAGCACTTGAATCCGGTCTTCCTTCCGACGCAACTCAGCTACCACGGCATCAATCCGCGACTGCATTTCGGCGACGTGCTGCTCATCGTAGAAAACGACTTTACCCATCCCCTACACCCTCATCGGCATAAGCACGCCCGTCCACTCGCCCTCGCCTTTGACGACGGCAGGCGAGCCTGCATCGCCGAGAGCAAAGCGCACGTTTGCTTCATCCAGCGCACCAAGCATGTCGTTGACGTACCGGGCGTTGAAGCCGATTTCCAAAGGCTCGCCCTCGAACGTCGCCTCAACTTCATCGCTAGCCTTGTCAGCCAGCATCAGTCGCAGCACATCGCCGACTGCGAATTTCACGGCTCGCGATTTGTCATCCGCAACCGCGGAGACACGCTCGACCGCCTTCATGAGTGCCTGCCGATCAACGGTAAGCACGTTGCTATTGCCGGTTGGAATGACGCGCACATAGTCGGGAAACGTACCGTCGATCAGCTTGCTCGTGATAACGGTCGAGCCAGACGTGACGCGCACCTTGGTTTGGGACAGTTCAACGGTAACAGCACCCTTCGGCAGCAGGCCGACCAGCTTGCGCGGCAGGATAACGCCGTAACCCAAGCCACCGGCAGGTCCGACATTGCGCATAAGCCGGTGCCCGTCGGTTGCGACAGCCACCAAGCGCCCGTCAACTGCATGCAGATAAACGCCAGCCAGATAATAACGGGTCTCGTCCGTCGAAATGCAGTGCACGCACGGCGCAACAAGCGCAGCCAGATCAAGCTCAAGCGTCGTGTCGAACTTCCCTGCACTGAAGGACGGAAAATCTTCAGCAGGCAAAACGTCGAGCTTGTAACGGCTGCGACCCGACGCGACGGTAAGGCGGCCTTCATCTAAGGCAAGGGTGATGTCTCCCGTCGCGCGCTTTGCGATGTCCGCAAGCATCTTACCGGGGACGGTCACACTACCGGGCTGGCAGTCGAGCACCGGCAGGCTGGTCGTTATCTCCACGTCGAGATCGGTTCCGGTCAGGCGCAACTGGCCGTCCTCGACAGCCAAGAGCACGTTGGCGAGAATAGGAATGGAATTGCGGCTTTCGATGGCACGGTTGACGGTCGCCAAGGCGTACGCAAGCTGTGAGCGGTCAATGCTGACTCTCATCAAAGTCTCCTCGTGTTTCGTGGTAGAAGGCGCGGCTGGTAACCGCGCCTGTTGGTTTAGCTTAACCCCAAGGTCGCTTCTTGCCTGCCGCAGCCGCTGCCGGTGCAGGCTTGTTGCTGTTTGCCGCAGCCGGTCGGTTGTCATTGGCAGGGCGGGCCTGCGCTACAGGCTGGTTGGCGTCGATTGAAGGCTGGGGAACGTTGCCTTCATCTGGGAAGTAGTATTTTTTGATCTCCGCGCGGGCCGGGTACTGGCCGTCCTTGGACGGCTTTCCGAGGCCGATCTTTGCCGTGAACGCCTTGAAGTGCAGTTCTTCGGAATCCTCGACTTCCGAAACACCAATTGCCCGGCAAAGGCTCGCGAACTGACGCTGGCCGATCTCTTGCGCCTGAGCGTTCTTGTGCTCCAGATTGTAGAAATTGAAGACCTTGCGGCCCTTGTATTCCTCGGGGCGAAGAACCGTCATTGTTGTCTTGAGGCCGGTGCCATTCGCGCCTTCCTTGACCTCCGACGCCTCGATTTCCAGTTCATAGTCGCCGTTCGGCAGTTCCTCGTAGTCGCGTTGCTCCGTATCGTGAGCAGTCGCATCAAATCTGCTGGCTAGTTTTGCCATCTATAAAATCCTCGTGTTGTTGGTGGTGTGGTTCAATGAGCCGGCTGTGGCGGCTCATGTTCGACGATCCAGTCAAGGTCGGCTGGATATCGCCAGTCCTGCATATTTTCGGCGTCGGACAGCCACAGGGACGGCATACCGTCGATTATCTCAACGCGGCAGACCATATAGGCCGCATCCCATGACTTGAGCCTTACACGGCTGAAGCGCTTCGGAATGTTGGCAGCGCGGTCTTTTGGCGATAACCAATTCATGCCTTCGCCCGATGAATGGCCGGGCGGAAGAACCCGCCGATGAAACCGAGTGAAGCACCGATCTGCCACATCGCAAGGCCTGCCGCGTTGATGCCAACGGCGGCAAGGAAGGCGTGGATTGTTTCTGCGAAGAACAGACCAACGACCCACCCGACGAACGCGCCGCCGAGAACGCCGATGAGCGGTGCGAAAAAGAGGATGGCCGCAATTGCGACAAGGCCAGCTAGAGCTTTTTCCATTTAGTCCTCCATGCCGATTGTGTGGCGCCAGCCTTCAGTTCCAAACACATCGTCCTCGTCGTGATCGTCGAGAAACATTTCGAGTGCGTCGAGATGATCGAAGACCTTCATGATTTCCTCTGGAGAGGCATGGCCGACCATTGCCTTGCCGCGTACCGTGTTGAGGAATTTTTCGGATTGGACGGCCATCACGCCGCCTCCCTCTGGTCATTGTCATTGGCTAAAGACCAGTACCGCGCCAAGTCATCGAAACCCTGTCCCTTTTTGTAGGAAACGGTATCCGGCATGCTGAACCGGTTCTTTGCTACGAACCCAGCACCTTCGGTCAGGTGTATCTGACGCTCTTTCCCGCCTTCGGCATGAGCAACCTTCGTTTGACGGGCGACCTCTTTTTCCTTGATCGATACGCGGTAGTTCAAGAACGCAACGATATCGACTTTTTCGCGAACCAGTGCGTTTGCTCTTTTATGTAGTTTGACCGAATATCTCGAATATGGATCCGTGATAGGGCTGTCAAAGCGGACAATCTCCGGGTGCGCGAGCATCACCACATATATTCCAGCCCTCGCCAGAGCCGAGACTGCGCTCATCAGATCATTCCATTCGGTGTCGGCCTCAACATACCCGCGGCCGAACCCAGGTTCTTCAATACTCGCCACGCCCAAGCGCGCGCATGTCGCACGCCAAACAAGCGGTTCCAGCCCATCGAGGCTGTCGATAATCACGGTGCGCCGGTCGTGCTCTTCGGTCAGCAGCTCGCCGATGACGTTCAGCAGATCGTCGAAGGATTCAATTGTGCCAGGGGTTGCCATTTCGATATCAGACGGCGGGCGCTCGCCTTCGGTTGCCAGATAGATCGGGTCTGGGAATTCAGCCGCGAGCGACGTCTTGCCGATGCCGTCGACTCCGTAGAGAAGGATCACGGGCGGATCGTTTCTCTTCGTCGACTTGAGGCTTGAAAGAGATAGAGCCATAGGTCTCCTCGTGTTCAGTAGGTGTGGTGGGTAACGGTGATTGCGGCGATGACGGCCGCAAGTATGAGCCAGCCGACAAGCCATGCTGGTGGGCTTGTGAGGGCGGCTGCGCAGCTGTCGCGTGGAGGTCTGAGGGGCATTAGTGCGCACCCCACAGATAAAGCAGTCCGTAGAACGGCAGCAGCAGGTTCCAGAACAGGAAGGCTGCAATTGTCGTGGCGATTGCCAGCGCGAACGCTGCAAGCGCCAAGGACTGACCGATGCGGCCGACACCGGGCTTTCGCCCGGGATCGATGTGCGGCATGTCAGCCGTGGCTTTTGTGGTGAAGGAAATCATGCCAGCACCCATGCGTAAAAGCCGACCGTAAGAGCGAGCGCAGCTACAACTACCAAGCCCCATAGAAAGCGGTCGCCAAGGCCGAGCGTGGTTTCCGGCTCGTAGAAAGTGTCGCCGTCCGCGTAGTCCTTGGGAGCGTAGTTGCGCGTGTGGCTGTACGTGGTGGAGGTCATCACGCTACTCCCCTCGTCTTGGTGTTTTTCGTAAGCTTCACCTTCTTGGTGAAATCTACCGGGATGACGTTGTCTTCTTCGGGCCTGTCAGCATCGACACCGCCGCCGTCCTCTTCAAGATCGGGCTCGACTTCGAAGCGCGAGACTTCAAGCTGCACAAGGCCCGTGCCGGGGATCATGAAACGCACGGTCAGCCAGCGGAAGCTGTCGCGTTCCTCGATGATGATGCCCTTCCATTTCCACAGCTTGTGGACGACGACTTCGCCGGGCAAATCCCAGCATTCACCGCAATCGCATGTCATGCGGCACCTCTTTTCGGTGCGCGGTGGAAAGTGACTGGCGCGCTGGAAACGTGACGGCCGTCAATAAGGCGAGCCGAAGCGCGCGCCTCTGCTTTTTGCGCAGCTGTCCGGTAAGGCTTGCGGTTTGTCATGTCCCGCTCGCCGGTTCGTGTGTATTTCGTTTTCAATGAAGCCTCCTCATCGGGAGGTTAGTCGTCGGCCCCGTCATCCTCGCGGTCGGCCTGCCTCAAAGGGCTAGTGGACTGTGCCGCTAAACGGACCGTCCAGAATGGTTATGCGGGGCAACGAGACATAAATGTCCATGCATCCTCCCGAATAACCGCCGTTATATGTTGTGCGCCGCACAACGGTGTTTGCGGTGGGCTCTGGCGCCGGTAACGTGGGCGTTCTTTCCGAAAGCAGCGACCAGGCGTGGCCTCTTGTGATCCCCATCAATTCCGCGATCTGCCCAAATGACGCACCCTTCTTACGGTGCGCGGCGGCAGCTGCCTGCAGTTCGTCCCTTGATGAATGCTGCATGTCTCCTCGTGTGTGGTTGGTGTTGACAAGTGCCGCGCCTAACGGCATCTGTCTCGTTGACCGGCAGTGGTGTCGGTAAGGAAATCGCGGCGTAGAAGCGGCTTCGGCCCTCCTCGTGTTAACCGCGACGTACGGGCAGGCTGGGGTAACGGGTGGTGCCGACCCATAACAGCCTGCTTTTAAAGCACGGCGAAAGCGCCAGCCGCGTTTCAGCGGCCAGCGTCCCTGATGAATTCTATGGCGGCACTTCAACGAGAGCCGGTTCGCTTCTGTCGGCAACTTTCGTCATTTGCTCTCTCCTCTATTACGATTGCGCCTTGGCGCGGCTGCTATCTATTGAGTGCCGATATCCTTGGGAGGATGTTTTCTGGCATCATGAGGTAGGCCCTCCTTCGAACTGTCCGGCGTCTTTCGCGTCGGTTGATGACCCATAGATATGACATATTCGCATCTATGTCAACACATGATGACATATTCGCACGTTACATTTTCACAACAATATGCGAAAAGCCCATCATGGATAAGGATTTCGCCTTTCGCCTTAAGAATGCGCGCGTCGCGCGTGACATGAGCCAAGCCCAGCTTGCCGACCTTGTTGGTCGCGACAAGTCTGCAATAAGCTTGCTCGAAAGCGGTAAGCGTGGAGCCAGCGTCGACTTCGTCGCTCGCCTGGCAAAAGCCTTGAATGTTCGCGAGGATTGGCTTGCCTTTGAAAAAGGCGACATGATTAGCCAAGAAGAGCGGGCAGAACTTGAACGCCCGAGCGATATATTCACGCCGAAACTAATCCCCGGCAATGAGCTGGTGGGCGATCAGCGCGACCTCCCCGTATATGCAGCGGCCAAGGGCGGCGACGGGCACGTAATTATTACGTTCGATCCAATCAGCTATATGAAGATGCCCGCTGTCCTGCAGGGCGTTAAGGGCGGCTACGGCTTGCTACTGTCGGGAGAATCGATGGTTCCGGCGTATCGGCCCGGCGAAACGGCGCTCGTGAACCCCAATCTGCCTCCGATGCGCGACGAAGATGTGATCCTTTATCACACCAGCGAAATGGACGAGAACGAAGCGATTATTAAGCGACTCGTTGGCTACAACGATCGCGAATGGATGCTTGAGCAGTATAATCCACACAAGGAATTCAAAGAGTTCCGCGCTGATTGGCCCGTATGCCATCGTGTTGTAGGGAAATACAACACGCGCTGACTAGCTGTTTGCTGCCTCCAGGACGGTCTCAGGCACGCGTCCGAACATTGCAATTACTTCTGCCTGATTATTCCAGCGATATACTGCAATGACTGCGGGCTTTATTGGCGCGAGTCTCTCCGCCAGTCTCACCGCCTGATCTTCGTTTTCAACTTCGATCGGGTTATCAGGAATGATTCCCCACCGGCACTCGGTGAAGGATTGAACGACAAATAACGCAGCCATCCGCCTCTCCTCAATACGAGACTAAGGATTCCACTTGCTGCGGAACATTTCAAGAACAATTTACAGTTAATAAACCGTATCATTTTTCATGATGTGTTTTTGTCATCATCAAGTGTTGACATTTGTTGACTATTTCGCATATAACTATGACGCCACAGCACGAAGACAGCCTCACCAGCTTGATCTGCTGACCACCGACCAAAACACGAGGAGAAACCCACATGACCGCAACAGCACCGAGAAGAAGAAGCTCGAAGCCTCGCCTGAATGAAATCATCGGCGGCGGATTCTTTGTATTCCGCCGCGGCAATAAGACTGGCCGCGTTGGTGTTTACACCACCATGCCATACGAACACGGCTCGTTTGAGCAGGCCGTGGCAGAAGCGACGCGTCTCGCTGCCCTGTGCCCCGGCGAGACTTTCGAAGTTTTCCAGACGACCGGCGCCGTAGCTTGCTGCACACCGGTTGAGCTGGCGGAGGCGGCGTAAGATGGAGCGCAACCCAACCACCGAGCTCGAGGATGCGCCGCTGTCGCGCGGACAAAAGAATATCGTCGATGCGCTGGCTGCTATTTATCCGCGCCGCATTTACATCAACGACCTCGTCGACAACGTTTATGCCTCCGACCCGAACGGCGGACCAGACAACGCACACAGTACGGTGCGAGTGCAGATCAGCCATCTCCGCAAACGCCTGCCCTCCTTTGGCTGGACGATCCCGATGAACCATCGCGGCGCGGGAAACCATGGGTATTACCGGTTGGAGCCTGTCGCGAACGACAACGTATCGGCAAAAGACCGGAGGGCTGCAGCATGAACCGCGCTTTGCTTGAACTGCTCGCCGACGACGAGTTCGAAACAGAAACCGACGCACCGAAGGCCGGCAATGTCGAGCCGATGCGCCGCCCTGACTACAAGGCTAGGAAACATGGCCGCCCACAGCCGTGGATAAGGTATGCGGCCCGAGAAGCAGTCGAGATGACTGTCGTTGTAGCCTTCTGCGTTGCCGTGTGCGGCTTTGGGTTGGGGCTTACGGCATGAGGCGCGAAAGATAGCGACGGGGCGCTTAAGCCCCCGAACCTCCGAGAATGACAGCCTTTGCGCATCTGGCGCAACGGCTTTTTGCACCCACCAAAGACACGAGGAGAATGACATGCACAGACATGTATCGACGACGCACGCCGTTATGGCGCCCATCCTGACCGCCGCCGAATTTCATCAACAAGGCACGACCGCTGCGCAGGTGCTGTCGATCTCGAAGGCCGTACGAACGCTTGGCTATCACTCCGAGGCTGAGACGCTGCGCGACGCGGCTTTCGAACTGGCGCGCATTACAGGTGTTCGGTTCCGCTATGGCGCTCCACGCCAGCGTCGCAATCCAGCCAATGACAACCGCCGTCGGATGCGGAGGGTGGTGTAATGGAGGTGAGTGAGCAAGCAGTAGGCGCTATGCAGGCGTATCTTCGCCTGAAGCGGTACATATTGCCGAGCGGTATCGCACGGGAAGCTCTAGAAGCCGCAGCCCCCTTCCTCTCCGCGCTTGAGCCATCCGCAGCGCGTGAGCTGGCGTTGGAGGAAGCGGCGCGCAACGCTGCGATGTACCTTGCTACCGGTTTCATCACATGCCCTCGCTGCGGCGAAGATGTCGAGACGAAAAATACCGACGCAGAGTACGCGCTTCGTGCCGCCCTATCCTCCCCGGACCATGCCGACGCCGGTAAGGTCGTGGAAGTGAAACTGCCGACCGAGCGGGTATGCATCCCCGATCCGCATAATCCCGACGCTAGGATTGTCGGCTTTCGTATCCGCGAAGGCGATGATGCTTGGGGTGAGACCGGTCTTTCGGAACCTATAAGCTGGCTGAATAAGCTGCTGACACCCAGCGCCGGTAAGGTCGAGGGGGATGCGCTGCCGCAGGATGTGATTAATCTCGTCATTGCAGCGCGAGAGGCATTCGATACGGGCGTTATTCCAGAGGATGAAGAATACAATCTAGACAAAGCCCTTGAGCCGTTCAGTGAACGCGTCCGATACGAGAATGAACCAGCTTCGGAGGGCGCGGAATGAGCAAGCTTTCCTTCGACGCCCGCGTAATCGCTCAATCCGTGTTTGGATTTGGAGGCAAATCCACTCTCCGCATTGGAGGTGTTGGAGCGAAAAATGTCCTAACCGAACGATCTGAAGCCGCAATCAATGAACTGGTTGAAGCGGGTTATTTAGAAGCGCGCACCTACAATGATTACGGGCGCATGGAATATCAGGGAACGGAACGACTGTCAGAAATCCCGAAGCTAAGCTTTGAGGAAATGGAAGAACATGGCCGTTTTTCGCTCACCCACCCATCAGGAGGCGACCGTCATGGCGAGTGAACTGAAGCCTTGCCCGTTTTGCGGAACTACCGCGAAACTGAATAAGTACTACGGCGGAACGGCGTTCACAGTCGTTTGCGACAACCTTCACCGCATCAACACTTTCGAAACAGAAGCCGAAGCTGTTGCTACGTGGAACACCCGCCCCGCGCCTGCCGCTACAGATACGGTACTGGAGACGGTAGACGACGGCTATCTCGACAATGCAGGACGGTTAAGCCGTGGGAGCCATACC